ATACATAGTGTAATTGCTGTTCACAGCAATTACACACAGTAACTACTTATTAACACTATCTATAGCAGTATGACTCTGCTTCATCAATAAGCGCACAATGATAGTGAACATATATTAGTCAGGGGTCTGTTAATAGGTATGTATTTATAGACATTATATCATAATAGTACAATGCTAACAATCCTTAAATAAACAACAATACATACTTACTGATGGCATTTCATATCACGCTCACAATCAATGAGTTTCAAAACAAATTCATGAAAGAGCATAAATTAAGCCCTAGTAAGGTACTTCAAGACAGCTTAGATGCACTAATGATTATAGAAGACCCTGTATTAGCTCAACAGAACATTGATAAATATAGTAAGAAGAAAGAAGATACTAAAGAAACTGCATGGCAGAAGGGATTATCAGAAGAACCTGATTTTGATAAGCGGAAGATAATGGTATTTGAGTTTCTTGATAACTTAGGCATTGATACTTCTAATTGGAAGGAAAATAAAGAGCTGAAAAGCGATAAGGAGGTTGATTGAACATGATAATTGAAATACTATTAATAATTGGAGTAATATGCTTAATAATTGCTATTTTTATACAGGAGAATAGAATTAATAAGTTAGTGATTAAAAACCATAATCTATCAAGAGTATCTTTGGAATCTTTAAATCTTGGCAAAGATATGTTTAAAGAGAATAACAAGCTGAAAACAACAATATCAGAAATGACTAAGAAAAAGAGAAGGAAAAGATAATGCCAAATGATTACTATAAGAAGGGAGCTCGTAAAGAGTATAAGGTGATGCAAGATGAAAGGGAAAATGGTTGCATAGCATTTAGAACAGCAGGCAGTCATTCTCCCTTTGATGTGATAAGTATTGATAGTTCTAAGAAAATCATTAAATTAATTCAGTGTAAACGTACACTTTCAGAGAAGATGAGTTATATTGACCCTAAATTAAAGGCTAAATTAGAAAAAGAGAATGTGCATTTCACAGGGTTTTATGGTGTTGTTTTTGAGGCTTTGTGATTAACCTCCTGTTTTATTTAGATAATTCCTTACCTGCTAGTTTGTTTAATTTCTTTTCAAACATTCTTTCAAATTTATCCCATCTTTCTTCATCAGCCCATACATCAGTTTTATCTCTGCAATTACCAAATTCTTCTTTCAACAATCTGATAAATTCTTTAAAGTCTTTTGTGAATATCATTTCATAATCATAATCAGTTCCTAAAGGCAGTTCACTAACTGCTCCTGCTTCTACACATTTTATCTTCTTACTTAAATCAAATTCTTTTTCCATGCTTCATATTCCTCCTTAGTAAATTGAACATTTTTAATCATATATTTTTTATATTTATTGTAATCTTCAGCTTTCATAGAGGTTCTTATCATCTTACAATTAAAACAAACCTGCGTTAAGCAATCGTGATAAGTGCTATATGCTACCTGTTGCACATGATTCATCCTTTGACATACCTGAATCAAATCTCTTATTTCTTTGTTTGTTGTTGGAAATAAATTAAATGTCATTTTGATTTCTCTCCTTCAATCCTTGCTTTTAAATCAAATTCTTTTTCCATGCTTCATATTCCTCCTTAGTAAATTGAACATTTTTAATCATATATTTTTTATCAGAACGATAAGAACAATCAGAACAATAAGAACAATCAGAACAATTATAACAATAAGAACAATCATAACAATCAGAACAATCATAACAATAAGAACAATCAGAACAATCATAACAATAAGAACAATTAGAACAATAAGAACAATCATAACAATCAGAACAATCATAACAATAAGAACAATCAGAACAATAAGAACAATCAGAACAATTAGAACAATCATAACTCTCTCTGAGTATTTTTACTTTTCTCAATGCTTCTTTCTTTTCCTTACTTAAATCAAATTCTTCTTTCTTAGCTTCTTTTAACATTTTAAATAAAAAATAATAAAAAAAATAAGGATTATTTAGGTACTTCTTTAGGCACTTCAAAATTATCAACTGGGTCTTCTAAAAATCCTGATTCTTTAAGTTCTTCAAGATGTTTCTTAAGGTCTACTACAGTTTCATAATATATCTTAAACCTACTTGTAGGCTTACCAAACTCGTATGAATGAGGCTTTTCTCTCTTTTCGATAACTATGTCATGTCTTGAAGTTTGAGGTGATTGTGGAGCTTGTGGAGCATTATATGAAGGCTTCTTAGTCCCACCATTCCTTGCTTGTAGCTTATCATCAATCATTCCCTTAATCTCCATCTTTGAGTAGTTCTGAGGGTTTTCTATACCTAAACTATTTGCAAACTTAATTTGTTTTTCTGTTGCTGGTTCCATTATTCTTTAGTCCTCCTTACATTATTGATTATAAGATTCTTGTTAGGAAATTCAACCTCAAAGCTTTCTTTAAAATCCTTTTCTTCTTCTGCTGTTGCGTCTATCTGTATTATGAAGTTTTCATAATGTAGTGACCATACGTCTGTGATTTTCATCCGAAAAAAGCTCCTAAGAGGCCTAAACCAAATGCGAATAATAACAAGAGCATTGTTACTAAGGCTTCATAATAGCTTAGTTGTGGTTGTTTATTTGTCATTTTCTTATCTTTGCTCCGCAACAGGGACAACTAACTAGGAATAACTTACTTTTGCTCATCCATTGATACTTGCACTTGTTGCATTTTACTTTATAATATTTTGTTTGTGTCATTTTGTCGAGGGTTAGGGGAGAAATGTGGTGTCAGTTCTCCCCAATAAAAATGTTTAAGTATTTTACAATAATAAGAAGAAGAAGTAGTATATAAATGTATGTGTTCTATAGAATTATGATGTTCCGCCAAGTCTATCTGATAAATATCTTATAACCATTCCCTCAACTACAAACTCTCCTGTTATTTCATCAGCTGATGCGTCCAATCTTCTTATCCTTATTCCTAAAGGTTGGCCAGCAGTAACTCCTATAGCTGATGCGTCTAAAGTAAAGTTAACAGCAAAAGATGTGTATTGTGCATCATTTCCTGTTGTTGTTTCTGTAGTATAATCATTTGTTGTTATCGGAACAACTTGATTAGTTACAGGATCATAATATTCTACTGATACTTGCATATTGAACTTCTTTGCATTGTTTGCTGTATCTATCCAACCTGCAAGAGTAACTACTGGGTCAGAACTTCCATCCCAATCTTCTGGAATACAATTACAAGTGAATAGTTCTTCATCATCAGCACTATATATTGGTAAGCTCCAACCAAAGAACACACCTCTATTAACCAGTGTTGGTTTTCCTTGTGCAGTTATTCTTGAATAATTAAAAGTAAATGTTTTAGACTTATATATTTTAGCAGTTCCAGTTAAAGTTAATTCTCCATCAGTATCAAATGAAGCATAGTTTGTATTATCATCACCAAACTTACAATCTCCTACAACTTGGAGTTTAGTATCTGGGCTTGTTGTTCCTATTCCTACATCTTTAGAAATAATACAATCTGTTTCAGATAATTTAAATGCTTCTGTCCAAGCCCCGTGATGATTTAAGTCTATTCTACAAGCTCCTTCTACGGTTCCAGTTGTAACATCATCAAGTAATCCAACAAATCTCATCATTCCATTACGGCTACCTACACTATTCTCACCTGATAATATAAAACCAGTTCCTATTCCATTAGCACCCACTCCTGAAGTTAATCTATGGTCTAAAGCCATTAGATTAGAAACTGTGTTATTGTTAGCATCTCTTATTGAAACGTGTAAGGGATAAAGAACATTTGATACTGCATCTACACCTATCCCTAATTTAGCATCTGTTAAATATGCAGTTTGTACTCCACTAATAAAAAATCCAATATGACTTCCATTAAGATTAAGTTGTTTGTATGCTGAAGCGTCTCTATCATAAGCAAGAACTGTACCTAGTGTTGAGTAGCCAAGTTCTAAACCTGCTCCTGCAGATGGAACTGTGTTACCAGTTATTTGTATTCTACCACTTGCAACCTCTAAAGCTGATGAAGGCGTTGCAGTTCCTATACCTACTTTATCCGTATAACCTGTTGCATTAACTACTAGAGTATTTGTATCAACTATCAAACTAGCACAAGAAATATCTCCAATAGTAATTAAATTTTCAGTGGCATTAGTCCAGTCAATATGTTCATTCGCTAAAAAACCAGTTAGAGAATCATGGTTTACTAAATCTCCTCCTCCTGTTTCATGTTCAGAAGCATGGTCTTTATTATGATGGTCGTTAGTAGTTTGTCCTGTTGTAGAAGCGTGAGTTACTGGAAATTTATCATCAACATATTTCTTATTACTTAAATCATAATCATTAATTGGAACATCTCTCTTAATTCCTTTAGTATGTTCTCCAGAATTATTAGGCAAGATCATATCAGATGCTATATCTGCATGAGTTTCAACTTTACGTTCTGCTTGTTTAGCATTTCTAATAATGCTATCAGCACTTGGTGGCCTAGCCATTACATTAGCTCCCTATCTCTTTCTAGAACAGTTGTTTTTATACTATTTATTCCCTCTGGTATTAGGTTAGAAGTTCTTCCTGTCTGTGTTTGTGTCTTTGCTGTTAGGCCTTCTTCTATTGGCCAGTCTGTTTTGAGTTCTTTTTCTCCAATAATATTTGCCATAAAATAATATAGAATTAAACTTAATAAATTTATGCAATAAGATTAGCCACAATAACAACAGCCCCATTGTTAAGTTGTGAAATAGTAAGTCTTGCAGCTGTTCCTGTTGCTGTTATTGCTGCATCAACTGCTGTCTTTATTGCTGCTGCAGTTGCAGTAGTTGCTATCTGAACATCACTATCTCCTGCTGCCATTATGCCACTGTTCCTGCTGGGTTTATAATTCCTTTTGCAATTAAATCTCTTATTAGAGTTGCAAGAACGTCATTAGTTACTCCTAGAGTAACTGTATCTGCATCAAAAGTATAATCTTCTGCAAAATTAGTAATCTCGAACTTAGTTTGAGGTAAGTTCTTTAAATTATCCACCATTATTTCTTTCCTTTAAGTTTAGCTTCTTCTACTGGTTCTTTGACACTCTCTAACTCAGGATTTCTTTTTAATAGTGCGTCAGCGCTTGCTTTTGCTCTTGCTCTTAATACAGTAGTTGCAGTCATACCTTTGTTTAGGTGTGGTAATGCTTCATAGTTTGCTTCTAAATCTCTGAAGTGTTTGTATGCTCTTTCTCTATTTTGTTTTGTCATTTTAATCTTTATCCTATAGTATCAGAAATAATGTGGCAAGCGTTAGGGTCATGTAGGATTAATTCTCCTTCTTCTTTAACTCTAATCTTTACACCAATTAATGGTTCTACTATTTTTGCAGAAGATATTGGAGTGAATGATTTCCATGTTGCTACTCTATTTGGAACCCATTGATATACCCAATCAGTTGTGAAGATTTCATCAACTATAACACTGTTTCCTAATATCTCCATAACTACTCCACTTCTTAATTTCTCTGTTGAGAAGCTTGGAATACTTGCACCCTTAACATTAATTAAATATGAGATTAAATATTTGTGCTCTATTGAGTTCATAGCAATTATTGCTTTTCCAGCATCATAACCTTGCTGTCTTATTTTCATCTGCCCATTAAGAATATCTAATATTGGGTTTGCTGTTGCTACTTGGTCCCATCCATCTGTAGATGCTGTAGTCTGAACAGTTGTAGCTCCTGTCAAAGGTTGTGTTGGTGTAGCTGCCAAACAATTGAATAGTATTTCAAACATTCTTAATCCTACTTTCCTTTGAACACTTCTTACTAAATCTCTAATAGTTGTTGTTAATAAATCAACATCATTATCTTTTAAATCAGAATTAGATATCATAGGAGATTCTACAAAGAACTCTTTTACATAAGAAGTATGTCTAGTCCAAGATTGTTCTGCTACAAATGGCCTTCCTCCACTAGTATTAGAAATTAATGTTCCGGCTGTATCATCAGTTGTTGCAGTATCTATAAATCCACTTGTTTTTTGATACCATCGCATTTCCCTAGCACCTGTTTTAGAATTAGATACAAAACTTTTAATCACATTAGGCTCTAAATCTGCATATCCCTTTGCTAACTTATCAATGTCAATTCCTCTGATGTCTGCTTCGCCTGCTGTGTCTGCCATTATGCTACGTCTCCTCCAGTTCCTAATGCTAATTTGAATATGAATGTTTGTGCTGCTCCACTAGGTGCTTCTAATGCAATACCAAATACTGTTGCCCCATTAGTTCCTACAGCTGTTTGGATCCTATTAGCTGTTGCTCCTACTGATAAAGGTGCTCCAATTAATATTGCTGCTTCTGCAGTTCCTTTAAATATTCCTCCCATATAAACTTTGATTGTAACTTTACCATCATTTGCAATCTTTTCTTCTGCTGCTATTCCACATACAGGGTCTTTTGCTCCAGAATTAATAATAGCTGTCATAGATTCAGTAAGTTTAAGAATTGCACCTTTTGCTATACCTGCACCATCTGCACATTTAAAATTAACAGGTAATTCAGTTTCTACCATTAATGTGGTTTCGTCAGCCATGGGTATACCTGAGTATACTAACTATTTAAACTTTTTGGAATTATTTACGCTGTTCTAAAAGTATCTTATCCTTTGCAACTTTTAATAATTCTTTATTAATTATCAAATCGTTCTCAATCTTTCCGATTAAACTTTCAGTTTGAGTTTTAACATTAGTCCATAGAACCTCTAGAGGTGTTCCAATCTTTACACCTAAATCTTTTGGGGTTTTAGTTTCCAACATCTCCAGCAATGACTTTCTTAGCGTAATCTTCGTTTGATTCTTCTTGAGGTTTTTCGATATGTTCTCCCACACTAGTTTCTCCTCCTAATGCTCTCCTCGCCATAATCTCCTCGGCTCTATCATTTTCTTTTTTAAGAGCATCTCTTACTTGCTCCAGTTTTTCTCTTTCAGCGCTGGCTCTCTCAACAATATCAAGCCTTTTCGGCTTATCCCCTTCTCCAGAATCTCCTGTTGATGGTTTCTTTTCTTCTTGTTTTTCATCCATTGTTCTTATCCTCCTTTCAATATTTTTAACTGTGGCATTGCAAGGCCTGTTAATCCTGCAATCATTGCAAATATAATTGTTCTCATAGTTCCATTAATTCCATTGAACATAGCGCATACTTCCATAAGAGTTAGACAAATAATAGCTGTAATGATTACGTGTTTATCTTTCATGTTATTCAAATCTTGCGAGGTCGATTAAAAGCTCCTCTGGGCTTAAAGCTGCTTGTCCTGTTGCTGCGATATTCTCAATAGCTATAACCCTTCTTAAGATTGCTTCTCTTGCACTCCTTGCGTTTTGTTGGTCTAGAATAAATTGTTTATCAACTCGATATCTTAAATTATTATTTCCTAATTCTTTTATTCTTGATTCTGCGGATTCTAACTCCTCGGACATCTGAGTTAATACTCCAATACTATCCGCAGGAGAATATCCATTTCTTACTGATGCTTCAATTCTCTCTCCGTCTTCGACAACTTTTTTCATACCCTGTCTTAAAACATCCATTTCAGATCCTCTATAATCTAATACTTTTCCCCCAACTGCATAAAGACTCAATACTCCAATTGCTTTGTTTAATCCGGGTACAGAACCTCCAGCTCCTAAAACTGAACTTCCAACAGTTGTAGATGCCAAAGCAGTCATTACGGTTGGAATTGTTAGAGCTAGTCCTACAGTTCCGATTCCTACCTGAGTAAATCCTAAAGCTTTACCCAATGGAGTCCCTGCTATTTCTTTAGTTGATAATGGCTTATCTCCTTTTGCTAATGCGAAAATGTTCTGAAATCTTTGAATGGAAGGGTTTCCTTTGATTCCTACTTCTGCAATAAACTTTGCGACTCCTGTATCTGTTGCAGCACCGGGTTCTAGGCTTGGAGGATTTGCAATATTTTGTTCAAGCTGTAACCTCAATGCTTCCGAACCTGTTTCTTCTCCGAATTGTGCCCGTCTTAATGTTTCTTGTCTTTGAGCTTCTTCTTCTCGAAATGTTCCAACACGAATCTCTTTAGTTTTTGGGTCTAGATATGGGTCGGGAATTCCTGCATTTCTTGCTCTAGATGTTGCAAGCTCCAATCTGTCAGGAGTGCTTAAAGCTTTCTGCCTTTTTTCTTTATTTTCTCTAAGAATTCTTTCCTGCATTGTTTCTTTTTCTTTTTTAGTTACCATTATTCACTCCTTGTTGTTTTTGCCTGAACTTCATTAGGTTGAATCCCTGTTTGTCCGGCGTTCTTTTCTTGGTTCTCGTTCATGTTCTCTTTTAAACTAACTGGTCTTTCAAACTTTAATTTAATTCCTAATTGATTCCATATATCACTTTCTAGCAATCTTTGCTCTGTCATGTAAACTTGTTCAAATGTTAAATATCCAATCTTAGCGCCTGCTTCTGTAAACTCAGCACTTCCGCCAAGGATAATTTTAGGAACTCCAACAGATTGATAAAAGAAATTCTCTAGATATCTAATCCAGTTTTCAGGATTTACTGGTGGAGGGATGTTTGGAATTCCGGCAGTACCTTTTGGGAGAATCATAACTTCTCCTTTATTTATTGCAGTGGCCCATCGAGTGGTCATAATTGCCAGTTTTGCATCATCTTCTTCATCAACTTCAATAATTCTAACTCCTGCTAGGTTTCGATGTAAGATTCTTCTCCAGTCTGCCATTGCTTCATTTCTTGCATCAATCACCCATTTACAAGCTTTGATAACTGAGGTTCCATGAATTTGATTTGCTGTTCTGTCGTTACTGAGATGAAAGACTTGTTCAGTTGTTAGGGGCCTAATAACCTTTTTATTCTTAGCATCCCATTCATCATATCTTATAATGATTCCCTGATTATTAACAACAATCCGAACTCTTAAAGGATTCAAAGGTTTAAGATTTAATATATCTCCAGATTCTTTATCTCTTATAATCTCAGCAAAAGAGTCCCCATTAACTTTCTTGACAACAAGCATATTTTCCATAATACTTTGGAAAGAATCTTCTCCCCATCCTATTATTCTTTCAGTAATTAATTGTTTTTGAGGGTCTGTTTCGAATCCTCGGCCTGATGTCCAGTAAGATAACGCATCAATAGATTTCTTAAGTTCTGGAATTGTGTCATAATATCCTAAGTACTCGTTAAAGTCTTGGTTAGTCCAATAAGTTTCTTTATCACTTCCGGCCTCGTCAATGTTCTCACTACTAACAGAGAAATCATCAACCTCGTTAGTCATGTCCGTTGTCGTTGTCTGTCCTACATCGTATTCAACCATCTTTAAGTTCCTATATCAAAAGGCATATTTAAAATTAAGCTTGTTATAGTATCAGGGTCATCTGTACTTGGAATTATGATAGTCCCATCTCTATTTCTTGGGTCATGTCCAAATGCTCCCTGAATTGAATTACCCCCTGCACTTTTCACAGTTGTTAAAACAAATGTTAATCTTAATGTGTCTCCTTTTGCAAATTGAGTTCTTGGAACTGTTAAGGGCATTGTTACAAGTTCTTTGACAGTGTTATTAACTGCTACTAATAAGGGACTTGTATCACTTACTAAATTTGTTTCAGTTGTTCCATCCCACTTTCTTATATAGACTGTGGCAGTAGTTTCGCAAGTTGTTCCAACGCCTGCCGTTCCTGTCATTGTAAAACTTATAAGAGCTGTACCTTCAACTATTCTCGGTGAATTGAACTGAGACAAATCGAAATCCAAATCAAGAGACTCGGTATTTCCAGAAGTTGTTGCACTCTCGATTTTTGAAGAATAAATTGTTGGTTGGTTTGTTAAATGATACTCCAAACCACTATCAGAGTCAGTTGCAAAAGCATAGAATACAATAATCCCTGTACCTTCGGCGATATCTTCCCAGTTAAAACTAGCTACTGCTTCGGGCGGCTTTGAGGGGAATCTTATAGGAACTACCATATTAAGCTTTTGTCATAAAGTTTGTATCTTCTTTTTTCTTTAAGAGCTTTAAGCATTCTTGAGCTGTCGCCCAAAGTACATTAATTCTGAATTGAGCTTCTGACGAAGAAATTCCGGTGGTGTCATATTCTATAACATCAATTGCAGCCAAACAAGATGCACATCTTTTTAGGATTCCTTTAACATCAGCGTTGAGAGTTGCGTAGGTATCTGAGAAATTGACTTTACAAGTTACATTAATAAAAGACTCTGCTTCTGTCATGAATTGATTGATATAAGCTTCTACATTTGAGACTGCGCTCGCATTAGCTCCTACTTTTCGTTGTACTTCCGCAGTTGTTGCGAATATTCCTTCATCTGACATTATATAGTTTTGATAAAGAACTTTTTAGACTTTTCCTTTTTTGCAAGCCATGCGCCCCTTATACATCCTTCAACAATATGAGAATAATCTCCAAAGATTCTAACTTTTGTTATTTGCCCTCTATCTTTGACAAACTCGAATTGAATACATCTAAAAGATGCGTGAAGGTTCTCATCATCTAAAAATAAGATTTCCCCGTGCTCCATCATTGCTTTCATGTTGTCGTAAAGGTCTTCTTTGAAAATCCTCTGTTGTTGTTCTCCGTGCCTGTCCAAAGATATCGTTCTATTGTTCATCGGAATGACTTTACTTTTCGTGATTGGGTCTTGAAGTAAATGGTCGTAGATTCCAACACCGAGAGAACCTGAACCAGCATCAATCCCGACCTTTTTTAAATCCCATAACATAGTAAGTTCCTTGATTCTGTACTCGGTTTCAGTAGTTAAAGTCTTCTTAGTTGTGATATTCTCAATTTGCATTATCTTACTAGGTGTTGAAGTATTGAATATTTCAAAAGAAGATTCATCATTTCCCATTCTAGCAATATCAACACCCATGTAGTTATCTTCTTTTCTTTGTTGAGGATTTCTTTTAAGAATGCAGCATCTATCAATCAATTTATCATCAAAGAATCTTTGCAAATCTTCTAGGAATAAAGCCATGTACTCTTGGCCATATTGTAATGCCGACATCTCCTCTTTTTCCTCTTCTAGATATCTTATTGCAGCTTCTCTTTGCGGCTGTGTCCAACTCTTCGATATTGGTCTGTCATTGATAACTTTCTCAGAGTTCTTAGTCCAAACTCGATATCTCTTGTTTTTGTTCTGGAATGCATCCCAAAACCTTCCAACTTTGCCATGTGGAGTGCTCCACATCCAAATTACTCCGCCCTGAGTCATTAATATTGGAGTTGCAGCAATCCAAAACATCTCTGGCATCCTAGAAGCTTCATCAACCATTAAAACCTGTCCTTCAAAGCCTCTGACAGCATCCCCAGTATTTCCTACAGGTCTAGCTTTCAATATTCTACGATTCCCATTAACTACTAAAACAATCCTGCTCTGTGTTGGCTTATCTCTGCCTTTTCCAAGATATTTAGAATATTTTTCATCAACATATTGTAAAGCAAACATGATTATTAGCTGAGCTTGGTCTTCTGTTAGTGATACACAGATTATTTGACTAGAGGGATGATTGTTCTTATGTTTCATTAAATATTCTATTGCCTTTCTCCCCATGATATGAGTAGCTCCTATCCTACGTCCCTTATTCAGAAGTATATTTCCATCATAATCTATAATCTCTTGTTGCCAATCATCAACAAGGATAGGTTGGTGTTTCATGTGTGTATTATATATGTTGGGGTTAATAAGTATTGTGGAAATATTATAGGATTTTCTAAAATCTGTTGGCTTACGCCAACCGTATATAAAGCTACCGATTCAACGCCGGGTATAGTTCCATTTCCAAGCACACAGTTAATAGACGGCAATACACAAATTCTAATTTCGGTGTACCGAATAAGCGCATGCGCATGCACAGTTGTACAACTAAAGACCAGAAGCTTAAGATATGAAGCCTACCTTAGCTCTCCATAAGCAAATCATCCTAAAGGGGATGATTTCTTATGGAACATCATCTATCACCTTTGGGCATGAGCAAGCGCTCTATCATAACACCGATACTTATATATACTATTAATACATTATAGCGAGCGTAGCGAGCAAACTATACTCACTTACTACGAATTAATTCTTTACTACTCATACTTGATACTATAATCTAACTCTTACAGAGTTAGCATTTTAGGTATTAATAGGGGGGTACTTATTATGAGTAGTAAGTGAACTAACTGGAGCGTTAGTGAACTAACGCAGTTAGTGGAGCGTTAGTGAGCTTACTACAATAAATGGACACTCCAACCTATCGGTTAGAGTTCCATCTTCTACAACACTTACATTAGAACTATCGATATATTTATAAACATATACATAGTGTAATTGCTGTTCACAGCAATTACACACAGTAACTACTTATTAACACTATCTATAGCAGTATGACTCTGCTTCATCAATAAGCGCACAATGATAGTGAACATATATTAGTCAGGGGTATGTCAATAGGTATGTATT